GTTTGCTAGGATACCGATGTTGACATTATCATTAAAGATACAATAATGCAGCAGGTAAGAAACCACAGTGGTACTCTTACCAGTCTGACGTGGTAACTTAGCAATGTTAAAACGATTGCCATGGAACCTTTCAATCATCTCTTCTTGAAAGTCCCACATCTTAAATGGCACCAGACCCTCATCTAGTGACACAATCTTGATATAATTTTTAGTAAAGTAGACGGGATCGTCAGCACATTTCAACCACTCCTGAACCTGTTTAGGAGTGAAACTCATTTCCACGTTCGCCGCTTTTAGATTGGGCGAACCTTTATAAACTTTATCAGCCATTTATCAACAGTTCCAAGCTCTCAGTGATTTATTGATCCTGCTATCGGGATCTCTAGATGTTTTCTTACTAGTCAATTTCTTTTTCATGCCCTTCATTCTAGCGCAGAAGGATGCCCTCCTGGGATTTCCAACCTTTTTGCTTGGTGCTTTAAGGTCAGATCCTGGATTTTCCTTTTCATAAGATCTGCGTCCTTTTGCGTTAAGTCCTCCTGACTTACTTTTTCCTGACTTTTTTGTCCAGGCTGCTCCTTCTTGGGTGAGTTCAAATTCTTCTTTAGCAGTCCTCTCCGACTTTTTGAAAGCATCCTTGTCTGGATAATCGGAGGATCCAGGTTTAGCAGGTGCTTCTCCACGCTTTCTTTTAGCGTGAATGTTAGCATAAAGTCCACGTTTCGCTTCGCTTAGTTCTCTAAATTCTTTAAATGACTTCATGCCAGCAGGGAGGGTTTACTAGGATATTTATTCAATTAAGGTGTGCGACAGAGGATGCCCACACAGAAGCAGAAGAACCTGTAGTTGCTTCAAGTGTTTCTGCAGGAAGTTTTTTTACCTCAACACGCTCACCAGCGCCGATATAAAAATTATTTCCATTACTGTTAACGATCAAGCAAGCAGCAGTATTAGTGTTGAGAACTGAAACTAATGTTGCCGAAGATACATTGCTTGCTGCAGAGTCAAGATCAACAGCAACTGATACGGGTTTGATAATCATTGTTCTAAATTTTTAATTATTTATCTTCTAATTTATTTTTTGCTTGCTTCAACATCTTAGCGAGATCAGCAGTAGATCCTACAAACATAGTATTGTTAACTGTTGTTGGTCCTTTCTTTTCTTCCTGACCTAGATCTTTCATCTTCTTCTGAAGATCAGATAATTTATCAGTGATGTCAGCAACGTTCTTAATGCCCTGGAAGGCGACTTCGTATGCTCTTGGGTGGTTACTGCTCCTAGCAACGTCTAGGAGTTCCTCAATGGCAACCTGACCCTTCTGAATGAGTTCATACAACTCACCACGAGCATACTTATAATCTGTCTCTATATCAGCACTAGTAACATCAACCTTTTCAGGTTTAGGTTGCTCCTCTTCATCCATAGGAGTGATGTCAAAAACATCTTCCATATTCTTCTGGAATTTATTGTCCATGATACGTTATACCTTCATTAAATCCGAAGTCATCATCTGGTTGTAATAGAGCATCATCTGCTGCGTTAATAGTACCGTCGTTATTTTTATCTTCTAATGCTTTAGGTGTAACGTTATATTCCATTATCCTAGCATTAGTATCCTTATCGCCAAGAAAAGTAGTAGCAATAGACTTTCTAATGATGTCATTGGCAGCAACAGGACCATACATAAAGGTCTTGACGCTAAATCTTAATGTATAATAAATGTATCTTCTGGTAGAGTAATCACCTTCATAATCATCAGTAAAATCAATACTTTCTAAGATGATTGGAATATCTCTCTTCTCATTCATTTCAGGAATAAGATCCACAGTCATACTAAATTGTGGTTGAAAGAATGGAAGAATTTGCTCAAGAATCTGCAATGCATCATCTTGAGATTTTGAGATTACATTCAACTCAAATCCAATATTATATGGAACAGGAAGATATTGAGTTTTAGTTGTTGTCGTTTTACCATCACCAACCGCTCTATTTCTCTGAATAGGAGGAACTTTCCTTGTGCTATCATATGAGATACCGGTCATTTCAAATGACAATCTAGGAACAGTAATCGTTACCTTCTTGTCAAGATTTGGAGCAGCAGCAAGTCTTGCTAAAAACTTTTGAATGGGACCATATGCCAATGGAACTTTTTGCTCCATGACATCTTTGCCATTAGCATCTAAAGTTTTTAATTGAATGTTATTAAAAAGCGTACCAAATGTGGTAACTGTCTTCCTAATAATTTTGTGATAAAAATAATTTCCTAACATTAGAAGCTACCTGTAAAATTACCAAATTCTCCAAACGGATTCCTTTCAGTGAAGTCAAGAATATCATCTGCTTCATCTTCTAGTTCTCTATTTTCTGAGAACGAATCAGTCATATCAAGAGTGTCAAATGATGAGACTGACCATCTTGCATTAGAATCAGCGCCAACTAATTCTTCGTTGACATTAAATGTCCCATTTGCATATGCAACACTTAATGTTCTAGTGTCCTCGTTCCACTCTGCAACTTTTCCTACAATGTTTGCAGGAGATCCATCAATAACAATAGTGGGTGCATAACCAGCAACACTTTCAACATTGCCAAAAACATCATATGTAATGTCGCCATAAACATATGGAGTTGTTGGTGAATTAACTTTAGAGACTACACCATTAGTAATCTCTGTTGTTGATGTACCAATCAAAGAATTAGTTGGTGTGAACCAACGTGCTACTGGTGCAGTTTCATACTTACTACCAGCATTGGTAATAGTAATTTGACCAAGAACTCCATCTACTGCAACTACAGTAGTTGCTGCAGCATTGAATCTTGTTCCTGTAACTTTCTCATCCTGAATCCAATATCCAGAACCACCGGCACTGAATACAACGGGGTATACACCAGATTCCATTTCAGTGTTGTCAACAGCAGCAATTCCAGTATCAAAGATACTGTCACCGTACTCAAAGACTTCACATGTCATGGTATATGTATATAGACTTCCTAACTGATAGAAAGGTTTTTGGTTTTCTACATACTTAATTTCAAATACTGTTTCATTTAATGGAAACCAGATAAGGTCACCATCATTAGGTCTTCCGCTGACTATTTTGTTTGTGGAAGTCTCTACAAAATCTTGCCATCTTCTTCTAGATACTGTCAGTTGAATTTCATCAGTTACACGAAGACCAAATTTAGACAGCATATCTCCATTGCCACCAAACTGCTCAAAGTTTTCAAGATACATCTCAATGAGATAACTATCCTTAAACTGTGAGTAGTAGATGTCATTCCATAACTTATCCTCATGAATTTTACGAGGAATATAATAGCAATCCAGACCATACATCTTGATCTGTTCGTCTACAAGATCCTGAACTAGACCCTGCTCACCCTTTGTTCCTTGTGTGAAGTATAAATTCTTCATCTTAACCGACCATATCTAGTGGTGGTAACTCTGCTGCTAATTTAAATTCACCAAGAATAGTTTCAATTTCTTCTTGTGCATCTTCATAGAACTCTCTTCCATTTAGAGTTGTACCACCAGGAAGTGATACGTTCTTAAATTTAATAAGGTTTTGTCCCCACTGACGTTTGATCAGAGCGGTAAGATATCTCTTTAACCATACATCATTATAAATTTCTGCTGCATTATTAGGATCAATCATTCTATAACAGTCAAGAATTAAATGTTGTCCTGCAGTAATATTACCCCAGTCAGTATCAATGTATAATCTATTTTCTCTTTTGTTAAATCTAATTGGTTTGAAGTTACCAATTACAAAATCAAGAGTTTCAAGATACTGCTTAACCATATAGTAGTTCAAGATTTCCATTGAACCAAAATTATAAAAGTCATTCAAGAATAACTGGTACTTCATACTAAAAATATTTCCTGATGTCGCTGATGAACTATTATCATAAGCATAGACTTGCGTTACTCCAAGTACATGCTCAGGAACAGTAATATAGTTATTCTGCTCCTTAAAATCAGTACCAGCAATTGCACTGTTCGCTTTCGCGTCAGTAATCATCTGTTCAGTAATTTCTACCTTTAAAAATGTTTTGATGCTTCCATCAAAATGACGCTCTTGGAAGAATTGAATAGCATCGTCCATGAGATCCTCAATCTGATCATCATCTACATTAATCTCTAGGACGGGAAAACCTAATTTCCTTAAGCAGTAGTCAACTAACTCCTGGCGTGTTGAGGGTCGTGCCATGAATAAAAAAATACCCTAGTTTCCTAAAGGTATTTATCATACTCTATTCTATACCTTCTGGAAATCCACTACATTCCACACATTCTTGATCTGGAAGATCTCCAAAATTTTCTGGATTTCTTTCTCGGTATGCAGCATACTCTTCATCTGTATGAATAACTTCTCCTTCTTCATTCCTAACTAATTCACCCGAAAATTCACCCGAAGAATAATGCCAGCAGACATCTCCCATTTCCTGAACTTCTGCTTCAAGTTCTTCATCAAATTCTACTTCATTTAAAAACCAATCTTTTACACGAGTAATATTATCAAATACTTTTACTTTATCCTGAAATTCACACCACCACATGAGTTCATCTACTGGCAATTCTGGTTCTGATTCATAATCTTCGGGATTTTTTCCCTCAGGAAGTAATGCTTCAATAACCATATGCACGTC